CGGTTTCGATGGCCGCCACGAAGCGTGCGCCGCGCAGGCCCGCCATGTCGGTCGGATGCCGGTCGGTGCGCGTTTCCATGAAGGTGTCCATCGGCGCGTTGGTCGCGTAGTCGCCGAGAATGGTGGCCAGGGTGTTCACGAACACCGACTTGCCGTTCGCACCAGTGCCGTACAGGAAGAACAGGGCATGCTCCTGCGTCGAGCCGGTCAGCGCATAGCCCACCATCCGTTGCAGATAAGCATGCAATTCCACGTCCCCTCCCGTGACCTCATCGAGAAACCGCCGCCAGGTCTGGCAGTCGCCTCCCGGTGTGGCCGTGGTGATTTTGGTCATCCGGTCGGCACGGTCATGTGGACGCTGGCGGCCAGTTTTCAGATCGACCACGCCGCCCGGAGTATTGAGTAGCCACGGGTCGGCATCCCACTCCTCCGTGGTGGCGGCATGCCTGCGATCGGCCCTGGCCAGCCGTTCCACACCGCCGACCGTGCTCGAGCTGGCGAGCTTGGCCGCCACCTTGGGATTCTCCGCACGCACGGCGGCATGCCGGCAAACGCTGCGGATCAGATCGGTAGCAGCGAGGGTGTCCTCGGTGCGCCATCGATTGCCGTCCCACACCAGCCAGCGCCCCCAGCCTGCAACGTAGCGCCAGTCGCGGTGATAGCGACGGGTAAAGGCCAGCGCCAGCGCGTCCTCCGTCCCCCACACCGATTCGTCACTGCTGACGACTGGCTCTGCCGCATCGGCCACGTCGTGCATCTGCAGACGCGGGCCATGGGCGAGGAAGGCGGCAACATCGAAGCCCTCGGCAATGGCGTCGGCGGCATCCCAGCCGTCCGCCGCCTCCTCGGGCGGGTACAGGATGAAGCACGACTTCGCACCCGCCGACAGGATGGCTTGTGCCGCCTGTGTCGCGTACTCCCAGCCCGGTTTGTCGCGATCAGGCCAGATCAGCACCGACTTGCCGGCCAGCGGCGACCAGTCGGTCTTTTCGACCGGGGCGTTCGCGCCGTGCATCGCCGTGGTCGCCACGATGCCGACATCGATCAAGGCCTGCGCGCACTTCTCGCCCTCGACCAGAACGACCTGCGCGGCATCCTTCATCCCCGGCTGGTTGAAGAGTGGGCGCGGGTCAGGCGGAGCCATCTTGCGGCGCTTGGCATCCCACGGCCGGAACTGCTTCTTTTGTCCGGGCGGGTCGTAGCGGTAGACCACCGCGATCAGGTGCCCACTGGCGCCCAGGTAGTCCCACTTGGCCGTGGCCGGGCCCAGATCATCAACCGGGGCTTCCTTCTTGGCTTTGCGTGCCGGTGCTGCCCTGGCCCGTCCAAGCAAGTCGGTGGATTGCTCCAGCACCCGATGGAAGTCGGCGTGGACATCGATGCCGAAATGCCCACCAATCAGCGTGAAGATGTCGCCGCCGTCACCGGTAGCGCGATCCGTCCATAGCCCCGCCTTCTCGCCATCGAGTACCACCTCGAGACTGTCGCCCGGACTACCCAGTGCGTCGCCGATGAGGAATTTGCCCTTGCGCTTTTTCCCTGCCGGGAACATCGTGGCCAGAACCGAATCCAGCCGGGCAATCAAGTCGGCACGGATGGATTCGCGCTCCACTTCGCGGCCGCCGGACTCCACGATGGGGGTGTCGTTGAAGTCGATCATGGGGCCTCCACGACAATGCCCATCAGTGCCGCCACATCTACGGATTGGCGGGCAGGCGCACGCAGCTTGCGCAGCGCGGCGGCCTCGATTTGCATGGCCCGCGACGTGCTGATTCGGTTGATACTCGCCACTTCCCGGAAGCTCTTTGGCTCACCATGGATGCCATAGCGCAACCTCAGCACCTCAGCCTCACGTAGTGTGAGCGTATCGAGCAGGGCGTCGACCGCTTGGGCCGCCTGTTTCTTCTCCAGCAGACTGAGCGGGTCGGCGCAGTCCGAAGGACTGGCGAGCAATTCGTGAACGCTGGCTGCTGACAGATCGATTTCGGCAGCGTTCGTGACCAGCGGGTAACGCTGCTCCTCCGACCACAACTCGTCCGGCAGGCAGTTGAGAAATACACAGAGCTTCTCTGCGCAGGGCCTGAGATCCCCGCTCTCATCAAACGGCGTGCGCTTGAGGTTGAGGTAGGGCAGGAGGTGGCCCGTGTAACTGATGCCGACCTCGCCCGCAAAGATCTGGCCGGGCTGATGGCCGGCCTGCTCAATGGCGCGCAACAGGCGAGCATTTCTGACCTTGATCTGAACGCGGTAGTCAGTCATCGCCGCCCTCCGCGCCGAGCTTGCCGGCTCCGCATACCCTTCCATTCTGTCGATACCAGACCTCCAGTTCCGAGAGCCGGAAGCGAACCAGGCGCGACAGCAGGTAGTGAGGGATGCGTTTTGCTGCACGCATCTTCGGGTCGGCGAACCAGTAGTAGGGCAGCCTGAGTGCGAAACTGGCCTGCCTGGCATCGATCATCGATTCCTCTTCGGCCAGCAATTCTTGCGATTGAGTGTGGTTGTTCATGTCTTGCTCCAACAGCGGTCTTGCCATGCGCACATCCGGCATTCGAAGTGGGTCTGGTCATTGAATGCGCGCGGCAGGAGTTCGCCTGCATCGGTTGCCGTGATGACTTTCACCGCCCGATCCGACATGCGCTGGGCCAGCGCCGCATCAAAGGGCACGAGCTCGGTGTAGATCTCCATCGTGTCGGCGTTGATCGCCGTGAAGATCGCCGGGTGCTCGGTGAGTTCGAGATAGGCTTGGTAGATCGCCACTTGCGCGGCGTAGATGGGTTTGGCGACGGCGAGACTGTTCTTTTCCAGATCGCGCCAAGATTTGTTGCCGAGGCACTTGCATTCCCATAGCGCGGGATAGGCGAAGCCCTCCGGGCCGCCGACGATGACGCCGTCGATGTGACCCTGGAGTCGTCCGCCTGCGGCCGAGAAGCCGAACTGTTCGCCGTCGGCCTTGCGCGTGCGCAGGTCGAAACCGGCGTCCCGCAGCCACGCGACCATGCAGTCCTCCATGACGTGGCCACGCTCGAAAATGCGCAGCATCCGCCCGGGGATCTCACGCCCGTGGTCGACGGGTGCCTTGGCGTACTCGAACTGCAGTGCGCGCTCGCAGGCCACACCGAGACGCGATGCCCCGAGGTACTGACGTTCGGACTGGCGGGCGCGTGACTGCAGCATCCCGGCGTCGACCAAGGCGGTGATCCGGCCGGAGATGCTTGAAGAGGAATTGAAGTCCATCATGGCTTCCCTCCCTGCGGTTCTTCCCACGGCAGGTCATCCTTCAAGTCGGCAAACGGATCACGGACAATCTCGGCTGGCGACACGCCGCGCAGCGGCGGCGTGCTTGCCCGTTCGTGATGCTCGGTCAGCGCCTCGGTGTAGCGCGTGACGATGGCATCGATCACCGTCATCGCCTCCGCTTCCGAATACGCCCCGAGCGGTTTGTCGAAGCCGATTTGCCCAGCCGCCTCACCGAAGGCCTTCAGGCAATCGCGCATTGCCGCGATTTCGATCTCGCTCGCATCAACCATGAGCGTCTCCCCGCGTTCCTCGGTCGCCAGTCGCCGGCCGTAAAGCGTGTGAAAGATGTCCTGGCAGCGACGGCTGCAAAACACCCAGTCGAGGGGATAGCGCCGGGGGTCGGCGATCTTGAAGCGGCCATCCGAATGGCCGAACCCCCGCGCCTGCCGTTTGCAGACCCAGCATTTGCCGCTCATACATGGCAGCCTCCCGGCTGCGCGCCCTGCCGGGGACGAACGGCGTGCCCTGCACAGCAGGCATCGAGCTCGACGTAGTCGTTTCGGATGGCGGTTGTACCGATCCGCACACCCTTAGGATGCCGGCAGCGGGCGATGCGCAGCCCGCCGATGTCGCTGGCGCTCGAACGGTCGAGATGGCGGCAATTGCCGCAGCGTTTTCCTGTCATGACTGGCCTCCTCACTGCGCCCAGGCGGGCTTGCCGGGAACGGGCGGACGCTGCGTGGTCGCCTGTTGAGGTGCCGCCGTCGCGGGTGCTCCGGAATTGCCGCCGCCGGCCGGCGCCTTCGTTGCTGTGCCCATCAGAGCCGCGTAGTCCTTGTGGTCGGGCTCGACGACGAGCTTCACCACGTTGCGGTCCTCGCCCTTGGCATCCTTCTCGACATCGACGCGGGCCAGGAACTCGATGCCGTCAAGTTCGTGGAAACCCTGGATGCGGCGGGCGGACGCAGCCTGGGGGGAGTTGTCCTGGGGATGGACGTTGCGGGCCGAATTGAGGATGCCCCGGATCATGCTGCGTCCCATCTGGCCCCAGGTCGGCCCCTTCCGGGACTGCAGGCCGATGTTCGACCACATCTTGCGTTTGGCGAACGGCCCATCCAGCACGACGAACTCGCAGGCGAGGTAGACGCTGCCGGTATCGAAGCTCTCGGTGGCGTAGCCCCCGGTCCAGCCCTGCGCCGGATCGTCATGGCCGCCCGGCTTGATGGTCATGCGCACCTTGACGGTGGTGCCCTTCGGGATGAGATCGAAGCCCTGCTGTTGTTCGGCGTCGTTGAAATCGGTCCAGGTGTTCAT